TAAATGGGTCTTCTCTCTCTAGGCTTACATCAAGATTTGGGTCTTTTGAGGCGTTAAGGAACTGTGTTATATGCAAAACTTCCAGCTCGCAAGGGTGTACAAAAAGCCCCTTATCACTTACTAGGTTATAGTCGAGTAGCATTTGGCGAACCGGCTCATCAAGCTTGCCTATCTCGTTACTTGAGATCCTTATGGTTCCCCCGAAAAAATGGTGGTTCGGGGTAAACCAAGGAGAAACCCCTGAGGGAATCTCCTTGATTGCAAATACCCCTACTCCGTGAGTTTTAGAAGGCTGAATCCTGCAATAGCTTTGCTTCTCTAGCCTTTCTAGTATCTCTTTAGTTCTTAATAGACGAGGACTCAATTTTGAATGTTTATGGTGCCCCGAGCTGGACTCGAACCGGCAACCCTCTGCTTAGAAGGCAGATGCTCTATCCAATTGAGCTATCGGGGCTAACTTAGTCAAGCTTAGCTTCCGTTAGCTTTTTTGAGCTCGTTGTGTATTTCAAAGACAACCAACATTAGCTCCGCGTAAATGCGGACTACTACTGGCCCCAATACTGCTACGGCGATTCCTCCCACAGCGTCTGCTGTAAAGGCGGTAAACAGGCCTACGGCAACTGCGACAACCATGGTTACGTAACTCAGGGCCTTTAAGACCCCCGGCGTGATCATATATTTATAACTTAAGAAGTCATTCATTATGTTTTATTATTTATTATGTTATTACTTGTGGCTCTTTTTGTGGTGGCCACTCACCATTAAAGTCAATCGAACCTAATTCTTTGAAACTACTTCTTTCTTTTTTTAAAAAGATTAATTTGCCGGGACACTTATAAGGATAACTAAAAACCCAATCTATATTTTTTACGTCAGACTCGGCGGTTTTGCCTTCTGGTGTTACTATTCTAATATGGGTTGCTCCTCTTGGTATGGGGCTAGTTTTTTTGAATGGCATTTTTTACTTCCTTTCTATGTAATTGAAAAATTTTGGGGAGCCTCGCGATATACTCGGTAGCTGTCACTATCTTCATGGAAAGTGCTGACCTCTACAAACTTTACATCTCCGCCTTTGGGTATTAGCCTGTGTGGGATAAGCCTATCTAAAACAAATACTTCTCCCTCGTTTATAACCTTTGTATATTTGTTAGTGCTTATGGTATCTATTAGCTCTACTTCTAATGCTCCTTCTAGGATGTAAAAAGTCTCGTGCTTTTTGGCATGAAAGTGCATGGAGGTTGAGTGCCCAAATTTAATATATAAGATTTTACCACAATAGTTCTCTTCTTCGTTGTTGGCCATCCATATTTCATAACCCCAGTCCTTATCCACTTTTTTTGCTTTTGCTAATACAGTCATTGCAGTATACCCTCATTTTACCTTTAACTTGTAACCATGTCAAGTAAATTTCTTCGGTGGGTTTTTTGCATTTAGAACATTTGCTCATAAGTCGGCCTCTCCTATTTCGATAAAGTACAAAAGCCTATAAATTTTATCTCTTCCTACTTCATGCATGAATAGTTCTATGGGCTTTTCCATGTTTAAATCAGGGTTGGGTCTATCTAACCATTCTGCTACAAGGCCATCATCCATAACAGCGCAGCACTCATTGACAAGGTTGACAAATTCTATTAAGAACTCTTTTTTAATATTCACTTAGAGTTGCGCTTCTTCCATTCGTCATACTGACGGCGTCTTTCGTTCTGATCTATATTAGACTTTATTTGATACTGTCCAGACTGCAAGCTTTCTATTCTTTTAAGCAGGTAGTCTTTCTTTTCGCCGTCTTCCATTTTGTTAAGATATTCTAATCCTCTTTCCATCGCTTTCTGCATTCTGGGATCGGCAATTCCTTTATTCCTTGATGGAACTTTTATAATACTAGGTCCCGCTGGAACAGGTGTTGACTTTTTCTCTTCTTTTTTACTGCTCTCTCTGCCTTTTGAAGATTTAGAGGAACTTCTATCCATTAATACTTTTTTTACTGGAGCTTTTGTTACTATTGTAGGTAGGCTGTTGTTTTCAAAAGACACCAACTCTTCACTTCCATTGTTTAAAATTAAAGCGGAATTTTTGTTTATCTTTTTCAATTCTATATTGTATTGCCTCTCATCTGTTGCGAGGGATATAAATTTGTCAGGCCCTCCGATGGGCCTCAAGACTAAATGAACTTTTCTAACATTTTTGAAATGTGTCAGCCCTGTTAGATATACGTTAGGCTTCAAAACCTGAGCTACGGGAGGTAAAATTGGCTTTGGTAACTCAGCCGTCAGATCAAAAGCATTTCTCTTAACAATTGACTCGTAAATATTTGTCTCTCCAGCTTGGAGGGACACCGCAAAAAAGACTAATATTAATTTTTTCATTTTATATTATTACACTCTACTACGCTTGTCGCAAAATATACTGGCGACACTCAGCATCAGTGATATGCCTAAAATCAGTAAGTAGTAAATTATTACCAACAAGGGGTTCACTACCAGCAAAGAAACCGAGTGAGCGTTTGACCAAAAGTTTTTCATCATTCATTTTCCAGCTTGTTTGTGTGTTTATTAAGTTTGCACAATTCTTGCAGTAAATGTATAGATGTGGTCCTCCAATATTTCCCAACTTCTCGTAAGGCTTCGTTTTGGTCTCTTAATTCTTCTAAGAGTTGATGAGTTTTATCGATATAGTCTCCAGCTTTATCGATATGTGGGCAGGTGTCCGCTGGTATATCTGGACAATCGTCCACTAAATCTTTATATCCTTTTTGTGGGAAGTTCATGGTTACTCTATTTTCCTAGTACCATAATCGTAAGAGTGTGGGTCTACTCTCACGCGAACCTTATATAATAATTTAGTTAAGATTTTAAAAATAAAAAAATAAAATTTGTACTCGAAAGTACTCTCGTATTTAAGTTGCTTTATCCGCGCTTCTTTCCATTTCCTGTTTTCTTCTTCTATCTCCCCGATAGTTTTACCTATAAAAAATTCTTCTAAGTACTTGGCGTCGAGTTTCCCATTTAAGAATATAAACCGAAATTCTACCCAATGCTGGTTCCCTTTTCCGTCTTTAATATTGTTATAAAAAAGGACTTCTCCTGTGTACTTTACAGGCACCCACTTACTGTCTTCCTTTTCTTGGAGTACTACGTCTCTATCATTTATAAAGAGCTTTTGTTTGTAAATCTTATATCGGCGTAGGGCATTTTCCAAGCTTTTGGTTTGGTAGTTGTTGTCGTTTATTAGCTTCTCCTGCTCTTTTGTGAGTAAGCCCTTTAAATAAGACTTCGGCACTGTTATGTCATCAAACATTCCCATAAGGCATTCTTCCTTTCCATCTATCGTGTGCTTCTTTTACAACTGACAAAGCTTTCTTTCCGTTCTTCCATTCTCCAACTTTACTTGTTGAACTTCTATCTATTTTATAGATCCTAAAAAACTGTTTAAATATTTTTAAGTGACTGTCTTCTATTCCATCCAAGGTGCTATACTTAGCAGTAGGTGACCAATGCGGGGCCACAATTAGCTTGTAATCAACTTCTTCGTCATCTACGAAGTCAAGTACCCCCAGCGGCCTACACTTCACTAAACTGCCTCTATCAATTGGGTCATGGTTAAATACTAGCACATCCAAGGGGTCTCTGTCAAGAGCATATGTTTGAGTTACGAAGCCGTAATTTATTGGGTATTGGAGAGAAGATACCAAACATCTTTCTAATTCAAAGATATTATACTTTTCGTTGTATTCATATTTTGTATTAGTCCCTTTGGCTATTTCTATAACACATGATATGTGCTGGAAATCATCATTGGTTATTGGAATGTCATTAACTAGATTCACGGTTTGTTATATCTATTAGGTTCTTTTTTCTTCAACCATTTTATAGATTTTACTTCGTAGCCAGCGGACTTCACAATTTTACGAATTTGAGTAGGGTGTATTTCCGGACCCCAATACTCTAAGAGAATGATCTCTTTTTTAGTAATCATTTCTAAATTTTTAACTTTTTTAGTTTTCTTAAATCCTATTTTAATACCAACGGCACAAGAGGGGCAGACCATACCGGGAATCAAAACCTCTACATCTGGGTCGACTGCTTTGTTTCCAAAAGCTGGATACGCTCCCGATAGAGAGGTAACTAGCAGCCAACCCATTAATAGGCCAGCAATTGCAATTATTAGTATTTTTTTATTAGAGATCATGTTTCTAAATCCCATATAGCTTCAGATACGTTAGGGAATTCATTTTTAAATATTCTCTTGCACTCACTTGCTATATCTCTATGCTCTTTTTGTGTGTTCTCTTTCGTCCTTAGATCAATGTAGTGAATCCAGCTTCTTAGGTTGCCTTTCATATACATTGTGGTCTCTGTGGTTAGTGGGAGTATCATACGGGCTGACTCTTTTGCTACGCCAGCTTCAATAAGGTTTTTATATAGGGAGACGCTCTTGGCTGTATGTTCCCTGACTTTGGCTAGGAGTTGGGAATCCTCAAAAACGTCAGTGCTGCTTTGGCGGTTCTTCTCTGCCTGCTTTCTAAGCTCTAAAGCTTCTAAGGTTTCGGCTTTAGAGTATCTTTGGCTAAACTCTTGGAAACTAAAACTTCTATGGCGAAGTATTTGAGCGGCTATAGCTCTGCTTGTTTTAATCTCTAAGGTCATGTCAACCATTTCGAATGGGGACCAGTGCTTGTGTTTGATTAAAAACTTTATCAGCTTTGGGGCTGTCTCGGATTTGCTTTGGTTCTCTGGATTGCTTACTCTAGCGCAATAAGCTATTAGATCCTCAGGGCTGCCTACATCCCTAAGGGCCAATGGTTTCGTCAGCGCTATTAATTTTACTTGCATTATTCTCCAGATTTAAATATTTTTTTTAATTCTTGCAGCTCTCTTTCAAAATCATGTGCCATCTCTACTTTAGTAGCGTCGTCGTCATCCATCATTTCATGGTTACGCCAAATTCTTTTATATTTTTTTATAAGTTTGTTTATGAAAGCCATTGTTTTTCTAGGCTTATTGCGTTCAAATTCTGAGATATTCATCTAAGTGCTCCTTTTGTAGACCTTGGTTTCTTTTGAGATTTATTGCAAAAGCTGTTTTTATTTCATGATCATTTTGGATAGCCCCTCTGGGTTTAACATCATTTACTAATATTCTAGCGCCAGATCTCAAGTCATAAATAACATCGTCATACCTAACGCCTAGGTGCTTGAGTGTCTTGTCCGTGTGTTCTTTATGTTTTCTGTCTCTGGCTGTGGTCAAAATAATAGTGTCTCTTTTAGGGATCTTTTTTAAAAAGTGCTTGCTAGATGGTAGGGTTTGCTCCTGTGTGTGAGATTTATCTCCAAATTGAGCTATCATTCTGTCTAGCTTGGCGTTTGACTGGGCTTTTAAAATGGTTCCATCTATATCTATGAACCATGTTTTCCCTATTTTGGTATGAAGTTCTTTATTTTCTTCGAGTCTTTTGTCTTTGGTAAATGTATTTTCAATCATTTATCTGATATGTCTATTATATAGTATACTTACACCTAGGTCAAGCAAAAAGAGAGAGGGAGCCGAAACTCCCTCTCGTTTTAAGCCACGTGTTAATATTCTAAAAAGCATCTAGCGCTTTACTATGCTAAAACACATGACTGCTTTGATACCTTAAAACACATGGGTGTGGGGTCTACTTTCTGCGAGATTTGCGCCCTTTGCTTTTCCCTCGCCTGCTTTCCCCTCTTTTCTTGGTTCTGGCTTCCATAGCCTTTCGCGCTGCTGCGCGCTCTTTTTCATCTAGCTTACCGTCTTTGTTCTTATCGAACTTCTTGACAAGGTCTTCGCGCGAAGGCCTACGACTTGATCCCTTAGCCCCTGAAACATAACTCTTTCTTAGGGCTGCTAGTTTCTCCTTGGCTTGCTTTTCTGTAATCTTACCAGCCTTGACGCCATCTTTGATTTTCTTGGCAGCAAGAGCGTGCCTCTTCTTTCTGACTTCTGCTGGGTTAGCTTTCTTAGGCGCTGGCTTGCCTTTAACTTTGTCTACTCTGTTAGTTTTGCTGTGACCACCGTGACGGTCGGCTTGAGCGATACTAACACCTCCTAGCAGTAAAGCTGCTACAATAATTAGTTTAATATATTTGTTCATAAAATTATGGTTTTGGGTCGTTTCCGTCGATGACTTCATCGCGCTTATTTTTAAACTCTTCACGAATCTCTTTTATGCGAGCATGAACTTCTTTGCGATGGCTTTTCATTGTTTCCATCCATTCTTTCCTAGAAGCAGTCATTTGCTCTCTTAGGGCCTTTTTCTCGTCGTCTGTGGCGTCTTTCCACTTATCTTTGTCGAAGCCGGTCCATTGCTTTTTAGCGGCCTCTTTGAAGGCCTCGCGCAGTTCTTTGACCTTAGCGTCGTCTCTTATGAGTTTACCAAAGCCGCCATCTTTTTTCTTGCGATCACTAACTTTGTGGCCTTTTTTCTTGGCATCACCACGATGCTTCTTGCGCTTCTCAAAAGCAGCCTTAAGGCGCTCTTTAACTTTAGCTGGATCAAATTTCTTGCCACCGCGCTCAGGCTTCTCCTTTTCAGGTTTATCTGGTTTAGGCGCAGGCTTAGGGACCTGAGCTGAAACTGTTAACGCTGACGCCATAACAGCAACCAGCCCAATCTTAAGAATTCTTTTAATGAACATAATGTATATTACACTGCAATTATCGTGCCAAACACAGAGACGTTTATTCCTAGTGTTTTGTTACTTTTTTATTTATTTTAAAAAACGTTGGGGAATAGAACCCTACTCTCTGGGGAATATTACCCTTTAATTTATTTCGCAATTGCCTCCAGCGCACGCTAAGTTAGTTTGTAGGGTCGTTTCGTCATGTGCTTCTTGTAGAGCTGTATAGTCTACTCTGGACATAGAGGATGATAGTCTGTCGAAAAGCTTCTCGTCTTTTTCTGTCGAGACCCTCTCCATCGGGGCTTGTTTAAAATCCTTGTCTCCAGTAGCAGCCAGTAAGGAAACAGCAGCAAAAAAATCTCTGTTCTCGTAAAGATATTCAGCTACCTTGTCCCACTCGTCTTTCTCCACGAGGATCGTGCAACTAACTGAATGGGTAGTTTTCTTTTTGTTGTGTTTGGTTGTGCCGGGAAGAACCCAATTTTCTTGAGTTGATTTTATGTGGTTAAGATGCTTAATTGCATCAAGATCTTTCTTGGTTAATGCGCCGTTCGTGATTTCGATTGGAAAGGTGACAACGTCATCCGTCTTATTCGCACTCCAAACGCTTTCCTCGCAGAGCTTATCATTATACAGCTTAAAATACTGATACACATTATCAATTTTATTGCACTGTACGCGCCTAAAATACTTATGACTATGGTGAGGGTGAATGCCTGACGCAGAACCGAGAACTAAGCTAGATGTTCCTTCTGGTTTGACACAAGTAACTCTGGCTGCTGGTCTAATGTTGATTTTCTTTGCCCACTCTCCGTTTGTTTTAACTGCTATTTCTGAGCATTCCTTTTGGTATTTAGGACTAAGTAGGGTCTTAGGGTTGTCCATTATTCCTGTTATTGATACACCGAGAAGAGCTTCTTCTTCTGTAAGCTCTCTGGAAGCGTTTCTGAGGTAATGAAAGTCTGTGTAGCCTGCTTGAAGTGTTCCTACTAAAGCAGCAGCCCAAGTGTGCTCTCTAAACTCTTTGGGGGTATGGGTCTTGGCTCCATTTACGGAAGTAAGATTACAAAACTGAACACCACACCTTCCGTCCTTAGTCACAGGAATAAAACCTATCTCTCTACAAGGGTTAGATAGCGTATCCTCATGGTCCGCAAAAATAAACCCCGGCTCACCAAACTCTTTAGCGCTATTTAAAACCTTTTTAAAATCCTCCTCTGTGACTTTTTTTCTTAAAAACAAGATCGAATTATTGCTTCTAGCTCTCTGTGGATTATCTTCAAACCAATTCCCTGTCTTAGAGTTCATCATCGCCTCGTCGTCTGCGTCAAAAACAACAGAGGTTGCGGCGCGACGAATGCCTCCGCTGAGAACTGCGTCGGCGCAATGCATTAGAATGTCGTAAGCATTTATTGGTTCTAGCCTTAACTGGCTTTTATTTTCGATGAGTTCATCTAGCAACTTCTTGATCTTTAAGTGAGCTGCTTTTAATCCACTATAGCCGGGCGCTTTCCCTCCTCCAGTTTTGAGCCTCGTTCCTTTTCTCCGAATCTTAGAGTAATCGAATACAACCTTTCTGCCTGTAAAGGGAGTCTGTTTAAAGAAACTATCAAGTAAAACTTCGATACTATCCGCCCAGCCCTCTATACTGTCTTCAACAGAGTATGTCATGACGATTCCCGTCTTATTTTCCGCGCTAACTAAGTCAGGAAGTCTGCTAAGATATTTCTTAGTAATTCCAAAATCAACTCCACACCCGCAAAGAAGTAGATAGAAACATTCGGCGAAAGACCTAATTGAATCCATGTGTCTGCAAGAGCAATTAAAAATTCTTGCGTTATGGGCTAGGACTGCTGGTCCTGCAAATTGCATAGATCTCATGGAAGGGACTATCTTCTTTTCCCTTACTAGACTAAAAGCTTTCTTGATTTGCTCTTTGTCTTCATCTGATAAAAAATTATATTTTTCTAAATGCATCCCCTCTACTCTGGAGACCGCTTCATCCCATGTTTCTCTTCGTTTATTTTTATCGCTATAGCGAGCGTATTTGCTCGTAAAAATAAAATTTGAAATTTCCTCTAATCCGTTGACCTTGGTCTTGTCTTGTGTTTGCATCTCTTTTAAATCTGTTATTACACTAGCTTAATCAAAGGTTTTTTTTGAACATTTCGAATGGTGCTAGAAAATAGTCTTTTTGCCCACTATTGTATTGCGCTCCTATATTATGTAACGGAAGATAACCTCTATTAATAGTTTTCATATCTGGGGAAACGAAAATCATTTCACTATATGCATTAATACAATAATATCGTATTTCATTAATAAGCTCAATAGCTTCTTTTGCTGTTCCGGGGTACAATTCAAGGAAAATAAAAGGACGAGTCTTGTTTATAACCGGCAAAAGCTCTCTTAGCACTACTATGTCTGACCCTTCAGTATCCACCTTAATGAAGGAAGCTTTTAGCATTTTATTTTTTAAATCTTTTTCTAAATCTTTCCAGCAGAAAGTATTAATTTTTGTTTGTTTATCCCATACTGACTGAGTCTGAAATCCACTTTCTTCAAAAGCTATTTTAGATATGTGATCTAGTTGCTCTTTCAGTCCTCCGTTCCTGTCTTTTGTATCGTATAAAAAATCAAACTCTCCCGTAGCTGAATTGATTCCAAATTGATTGCAACTAAACCTATCTTCTGGGATATTATTAGCCTCAAGCATTTTGATTAGCGAGTCCATTTCTTTTTTTATGGGCTCAAAAGCTATCATTTGAGAACCCTCTTTTAATAGCGGCAAGAAAGGAAGTAAAGAGTCTCCGTCTCTTGCTCCTACGTCAATGACAGTGGCGTCTGAGCTTATAAAATTACTTAAAAATTCTGTGGATAGCATGTGGTACTCTCTCTAGTTCTACTGCTTTTTTGATATGTTCCACAAATATTGTAGCTCAAAAGTATCGCTGTCGACGCTCTCCCTAAAGACCTCCTTATATAAAGCGTTGGCAGCTAGCGCGCTAGCGACTTGACTATATTTAACTCTTATGCTCTGCATTGGGTATATTAATTACACTGTTATTAAGTGCCCTAAAACCTATTGTACTGCAAACTTTAACTTTGGTCAAGTAATATCCTTTAGTTCTGACAGTTTTGTGAATATTTTCTGGCTTTGGATGCCAATATCGTCAATAAATACTGCGTCGTCCTTTTTGAGCCCCCTGATGATGACTATATCATCTTTACTTGGAAGCTTGCCATTTATGAGCTTGCTCTCATCTATTTTAGCATTGAACTGCAGAGCCGTCATAGAGCCCGTCTCGTCAGAACAGGTAAGCCTTATGTACTCAGAGCCTCTTTTGGACTTGCCCTTATAGAAGTCCTCAACAGTTGATATAAACAAGACTCTAGAGCCTATATTGGACTCGGAGACGTCTCTGATACTGATAAGGTCTGGGACTTTAGCGCTATAGACCTTTTTAAGGGAGTTTGCGTGAGAATAGCCAAGCAGCTTCTTCTCGTAATACCAGTTCGCTAAACTCTCTGACTTGCTGTTCTGCTTGTAGATATCTCTGTACGGAGCGTATTTCTTTTTAATCGTTTCGAATCTAGAAGCTCTGACATAAATTTTTCCATCCTCATCTTTTCTGTCTACTAAATCTTTAATAATGTTTATTAAATCAAAATCATATTTTTTTCCTAGGTTATAGGCTATCCTTTTTTCTCTTTGTGTGAGTAGGTTCCATAACTGGGCCTCTAATACTATTTTACTTCTAGATTGTGGGAAACCCTCGAACGCTCCTGCTTGAATAAGAGCGGATAATACACCTATACCGACTTTTGCTTCGCTCGCGGCTTGAAATACTTCAAACTTGTTGCTAAACTCTGCTCTAAAGTCGTTTAACTTCTCAATAGTCTTATCAGAGATACCTTTGATGGACGTTAAGCCGTAACGGATATTCTCTCCCTCAATAGTAAAGTCCATTTGAGACTTTGTAATATGAGGTGGCAACAGCTTAATGCCGAATAGGCTCAGCTCCGTTTGTACTTTATTGATTTCGGCTAAGGGGTCTGGCTCGTGCTTTGTCATCTTCAACAAAGACAGGAAGAACTCTTTGGGGTGTGTAAATTTAAGGTAAGTTGTAATAGCCGCTAATGCTGCATAGCAAATAGAATGAGATTTGTTGAATGAATAATTGGCGGAATCTTCTAACACTTTCCATAGTACGTCTCCTACATCAACGGACCCTTTGATCCCTGTCCATTCGCTGCTAAGCCTATTTTCGTCAACCTTCTCTCGGATCTTCTTTTTCCATTGTCTAACCTCTTTAACTTTCTTTTTGCCAACAATGCGTCTTAGGATTTCCGCTTCGTCAAGGGTGAAGCCAATTTTATGCGCCATTTGCATTAACTGTTCTTGATACAAGGCTACTCCACCTGTGCTCTTAAGAATCTCGTCAAATAATGGGTGAATCGGCTCATACACATTATGGTTTGCGTAATCAGAATATTGCTTTACGAAACCTAAGGCTCCGGGTCTGCCTAGGGCAAGTACAGCGCTAAGCTCCTCTAAGCCCTTAGGCTTGACATCTTGGCAGACTTTAAAATTGGTGTCTGCTTCGATCTGGAACAGCCCGTGAGGAGTCTTTAGATCTTGTAATTTTCTGTATATGAAGGGATTGTCAAGGTCGATATCTGTAACCTTTAGGCCTACTTGCTGGCAAACGTCATGCACAACAGAAACGCTTCGAAGACCTAGAATATCCAATTTAACATTAAATAAGGAAACCCAGTTCATATCGTAAGACGATACTACGGCTTTGTCGCTAGTAAGCTCAACTGGAGAGCTGTCCTCTAGCTGGTCATAGGACAACAAAACGCCGGAAGCATGAACGCTCTTATTTTTAATTAAGCCTCGAAGCTTCAAGGCTATTTGGTAGGCCTCTTTGTTTTCTTTTTCGCTGCACCACTCTCTGAACTCTTTAACTTCTTCGTAAGTTTCTTCAAGGTCTTTCACTTGGCCGAAAACTTTAGGTATGTAGCTAGAGACTGTGTTCATCTCCGTTTCGCTTTTGCTGGACACGATCTTGCCACACTCTTTTATTAAGAGCTTACCGCTTAGTGTATTTAGGGTAAGTATTTTCGCAGTTTTACCTTTAAACTTGTTTTCAATATAATCTAAGACTTTATGTCTGTTGTAGTAACAAACGTCATTGTCGATATCAACCATAAGGTTTCCGTCAAGATATGTGACCCCATCTACTACCTTCTTTTTAGCTCGGATCTTAGATATAAACCTCTCGAAGAATAAGCTGTACTTGATTGGGTCTAGGTTTGTTATCCCCAATAAGAAGAGGACAAAGCTTCCCGCTGCTGAGCCACGCCCTAACCCAATAGGTATATCGTTCTCTTTGCAAAAGTTTATGACGTCCCAAGTCAAGAGCATATAATCAACGAACCCGAGTTCTTCCATGATGGCGATCTCATGCTCTGTTCTGTCGGTATACTCCTCCGACTTCGAAACATCAAGGTCTCCAGATTCTATCTTCTCTTTATATCCCGCAAAGCAAAGCTTGCGAAGAATCTGGTTGTTGTCATCTTCGTCACTAATTCCGTGATTGCGCTTGGCTTCTTCGCTGATCTCAAACGAAGGCAACCTCACTCCATGAAGAGGTAAATCTATCTTTTTAAACTTTTTTAAAAATGTATTTGGTGTCATAGTTCTAATGAATACTTTAAGCGATTCCAGACCTTTAGGTTCAGCTCTAAATCAACTATAGCATTATGCAACTTGTCGTAGTCGTGCTTTATGTCGAACTCTTTACCCAAGGCTGTTAAGTTGCTTCTAATACCTTTTCTTCTTGTGTTGTAAATTCTGTATTGGTATTCGGTAAAGTCCTCTCCAGCTTTATATGGTATATCCATTTTTATTCCACGCGCAATACAGTTAGTATCTATAACTTTTGGCATTAGAGGCCTATAATCTGCTCCGTGTAGCTTGTAAAGCTCTTTAATTAAATAAATATCAAAGCCAAGTATGTTGTGGCCAACAATATAATCAGCCTTGTCCAGCCATTTTTGTATAGTCGGCAGGGTTTGTTTGAGAGTCTTTCCATTCTTTTGAACAAAGTCGTCATCGTATTTAGTTATTCTTGCTGCGTCCTCGCTGATTTTGAAATCTGTATCCCATTTAATATAATAGTCTCTCTCGTCTGTTTTATTTGTCCCGTCTGTTTGTATCATAGATACCTGCCATGTAACGTTGTGACAAAAGTTTAGACAAAGGTTGTATGTCTCGCAGTCAATAAAGACTACCTTTTTATCTTTTCTGAATCTTAGTAAGTGTTCGTCCATTTAATTTAATTGTGAAATTGCTATATTGTAACAGTCTGCCTTAAAGGTAAAGTTATTATCCGGGTCTACCTCTCCTTTTTTGTGGAAAGTTGCGTTTTTGTAAAAATCTGTCTTGCTTATTTTCCCCAAGTACCAAGCTTGTTTTAGGTTATTTAATACGCTAACAAAAGCGTATTCATCACAGCCCTGCTTTGTGTTGAAATCGGCAACCGAACACTCGTAATAAAGTTTTGGGGGAACCGTTCTCTCTTTGGTTTTGACATCAACTTTAGTTTTATTATAAACTAAATCGTAGTCATAAGTGTCTTTTATTTCCGCGCTTAGTACATGTTTTGCTACCTCTTCTCCTATGTATGCCACTAAGCTTCCTTCTCCTTTCCTTATTGAGTTGTTGAGTAAGGGGAGCTTATCTGCTCTGCCCTTCGCACGTGCGATTGCTGACTTTGTAATGTTAAACTTTTTCATTCTGTTGCTCCTTCCAGCTCTCAAAGCTAAACTCATCCGAAGAAAGATGGTCGAACCTAGGGTTCTCTAGTGTTGTCCTATTGTTAATGCACTTAAAAGTAAGATAAGCCTTGAAGTCGTCCCTGCGCTCATAATAGATAGACTTGACTGGGACCGACTGAAGTTTGTTTTCATGGCAATATGTTTCTACTTTCTTTTTAATTATATAGTCAAAGGGCATGTTGTTGTCCTCTGTAAAAAATATGGGTTGGGTGAAATCAAATTTAGGAAAGCAAACAGCAAAAGTGAGTGAGTTCTTAAATAAAAAGGAATCATAAAACGGGACACAAAGCTGTAAATATTTGTCGTCCCAATGCTCCTTGAGTACGGAGAAATCTATTCTGGGGTGATAGTAGAAACCATCACAGGCGGCGTAGCTTGATATTTTAATTAGTTTCTTGTATCCTTCCTCGTTCCTCGCTAAGATTACGAATTTAGACTCTGTGTCTATCGACTCTTTTGACTTGTCTTTACTATCGTTGCACACTGAAACTCTATAGCCGAACACTAGATTTACCTCTGAGTCTGTGAGGTTCTTGTAGGCTTCTAGGAAGCCATTCATACTGTCCTCTACCAGAAAAACAGACTTAAGTTTATTCCGCTTTGCTATTTCAACTATAGAAGAGGGGAAGTTCTCCTGTTGCTCTTCCGTATTACCTAGCGTAAGTATAGACCTTCCTATGCTGTAGTGTGATTTAAATAAAGGTATGGATTTCATTTTTCTTATTGAATAGAGACAGACTTGTATACGAAATAATCATTTAGGGTTCTAGCAAGAGATTCGCTATAGACTCTATCTCCGCTAAGGATATTTTCTTTCCAAAAAAACTTAGATATTTTGCCGTGAAACATCCATGCCTCTTGGCATTGAGAGCTTCCGTTCCAGTTAGTTACAAGTGGCGGGCCTGACTTCGAGCTCTTTAAATCGTCAAAAAATTGATCTATCTTGCTAGTTGAGTCAAGCTGGTCGCCGTTAGAAATATGAATAACAGAGCTGTTTTCAAAAAAGTCTGCGCATCTGTGTTTCCATAGCAAAACATTTATAATAGATTCATCTGTAAAAAACTTATCTTGATTCTTAATTATATTTTCGTCTGATGAAATACTAGAAGCCTCTTCCCAAAACGGCTTAGATTTTTTATTGTAATAAAAGAAACATGAGCTTCTGTACCAATGTCTCTCATGGCCTCCGTCAGTTAGGCCTAACTCGTTAAGTAGCCACCACTCTAAGGTCTGCGATTCATCATACCCTCCATCTGTGAAGGGGCTACCTTTTCCCCCGTACATCATATACTCCCAATTGTACCTTGGGAGAATTGGGCAAGTGTGGTTTTTGCTCTCTCCTAAGATGAAAATATCATCTACGTTCTTGAGTGGGAAAGTATCTACATCTAAGTAGACAAATTCATCAAAGTCTGTATCTAAAGACTCGCAGACAGCGGAGGCTTTCAGAAAGCAAGAGTACATTGTCTTACCCCACTCATTTTTAATCAAATGATTTTTTCCAGTGCTCTCGTATTCAAGTAAATTCTGGTCATCTACCCTTTTCCAAACAACATTCTTAAAGGGCTCTGTGGGTAAAAAATTAACAGTATAGGCTAGAACTTTATGGTTTGAAAATTTTTCCAGTAGAGTCAAAGCATTCCTCATTAAGTAGAAATACTTTTTATCACAAAATAATACGTAACACTTTTTGCTGTCCATCTTCCTCTCTTGAGGATACAGCATACTGAAGATAAAGTCAAGTTAAAAATCAGAGAAATCGAAAGCCGGTTTTCCTGATGGCTGAGAGTCATGTTGCCAAGCTGGACACCCTGCATAGCTTTGTTTTACTATTAAGTGCTCTTCATCTGCGTATAGGTCTTTTGATTCGTGCGCGCTTTTCACTATTCTGCCAGAATCTTTTTTTATTAGTGCGTAGAATTCAAAAGGTTTCCTTACGGGACAAATCCACTTACCGGGCTTTTCGCTTCCGCATAGCCACCTATACTTCCTCCCATTCTTTGCGAGGTTCTCTAGGGCCTTGTCTTCATTGTAATCAGAAAGAAGATCGGCCAACTCTGTTAAAAACATCTCGAAGCCTTCTAGCTCATCCTCTGTAAGTTTTGGGGCGGCTTGCTCTGGGCTATCTGGAAACCTTAAAAACAAAAATTTTACATTTGGTATTACTCCGTCTTTTTTAAATGTTGCTAGAGAATACATTAATGCTTGGTAGTTCGCCTCTATCTCTTCTTTATTAAATTTAGACTTACTGCTCTTGTAGTCCCAGATATCTATTTTATTTTTATAAAAAGCTTTTTTATCAATGAAGCCATTAATAATGAAATTATCTCCTTCTATTTCAAAATGCTCTTCTTCCTTTAGGCTTTTACTTCCTTTGCAATAAAAATTATGGTTAAGCCCAACGTAAAGCATTTGGTAGATTAGCGCCAAATTATCTTTATCGTTAACGCTGAGGCGGTCGGCGTGTTTTCGCAACAGTCGATAAATTGGCTCGCATCTAAGTATTGCTGTCGGATTTTTTTTAAGTTTATTGAAGTACTTCTTCTTGTGTCTTGGCTTAAGTAGTAACTCAAATATTAAATGGACAATGGTTCCTCTAGATGCTCCGTCGTTGGTCGTGTCAGGAACCTTTAAGAAATACTTAGAGTAGAATAGCCAACTACACGTATCTAGTGTTTTTATCTTGCTTGCGCTAAGACGTACTTTATCATTTTTAGACATTAAAAAAGTTTTTTAAAAGAGCAGGCTCTTTAATGTGCATTTCGTTGAAGTCGTTATGCTTGCTTGGCAGCTTAATGGTTATCTGCTCTTTATCAAAGAAATTCAATAGTTTTTTTCTAGCTTGGTATGCTCCTTTATTGCCAGCGCCATTATTTGAAGAGTCATTGTTAAAAGATAGAAAAATTTTATCTGGGTCAAGCCTTGTTAGTAGGCTGAGTGTATCGGGAGATAGGCTGACGCCAAAAGTCACTATGCAATTCTTGATTCCGTGCTCCCAAAGCGAAAGCATGTCTCCAATGCTTTCCACTAAGATAGCTTGTTTAGATTTCCTTATTAGTTCATGATTAACTATTAAGGGGAATCTCCATTTAGATTTATCCCCTATCAGTTTCCATTTAGGCCTAAAGAATTTAGCGTCGTCTCCTTGGTCTGGCTTAAGGTCTCTACCGGCAAAGCCTATTATTTGTTTTTTGTTATTGAATATAGGAAATACATATCTATAAGCCATCTTGCCAGTAAATGTAGCTCCACCTTCAAACAGGCTGAGTGTCTCGCTTGAGATGCCTCTTTTCTCCCAATATGGGTGGTCTTTCTCTAGCTTATATAAAAGCTCATTTTTAAACACTTTCGTTTGGTCAACCTTGGGTTCTATTTTCCTTGGCTCTCTATTAAAGTCGACCCCTTTATTTGTCATCCACTTTAATGTATCAGATTTAGATTTTAGTCTCAGGGTTAACCTGACAAGGTCCTCTAGTGAGCCGCCTATACCTTCCTTAAAGTCTTTCCACATGCCGTCAGACTTTCGTATACTCAATACTGTTGAGCTACTAGAGTCTCTATACAAAGGCTTTGTTCTGAAGTACTGACCTTGATCGCTTAAGTTGTAACCAATATCGGTTAGTATGTCTCTAATTTGATCAGGGTCCATACTGGTCATAGTAGGTTATCTCTTTCCGGTTCCGCGTCATCTATGGTAGCTTGAAAAGCCCCTGCTTCCATAACGTCCTCCAAGGTTCCTCTCTCGGATACTTGGAAATTCTCTATATTATAATTTATAAAATTTGGAACGTACTTGTACCTGTTGCCTTGGGGTACTCTAACTAAATCATGATGACCTTGAGCCTCTCTACCTTGAAATCTAGTTGCTAGGGGTATAAGTTTATGAGTCCCAAAAGCTACTCCCTCTTCCGATATCTCCTCTGGAGTTTTTCTCCTAAATATAGCTACAAACGAGGCAAACCACTGGAGTCTATCTGACTGAGCGATGGCGCTGCTGTCATCTACGCCGTTCTCTGCTGACCTGTTAAGCTGGCATGCTGTCAAGATTGGGATGTCTAGTTCAAGCGTAAGCTCTTTTAGGGAATTAACTTTCTCGCCGATAAGCTCGTACTCTTTTTTATTGTAGTCTTTTTCTCCTGTGAGCTTTATGTAGTCGTAAACTATTACGCAGTTGTTTCCTCTACCAACCTCAGAATAGTACCAGCGTCTAATTATAGAACATATTTCTTCTATAGGTTTACCGGCAACGGTCATATGTTTAACTTTTTCTTGAGCTAGCTTCAGCTTCTCTTTATTTTCGTTAAACTTTTTAACCATCTCTTCGTTGCTCTTCCACATTCCTGTCTCTAGATACCAGACAGGTATGCCTGTAGCAGAGGACGCTATTCTGAATTGGACGTCGACAGTTGCCATCTCTGTGTCTAAAATAAGAGCTGGACAGTTATTCATGACAGACATCCTAGTCGCTAAATGAGAAAGGATAGTCGACTTGCCGTGCTTCGGCCGACTTACCCAAGCATATATATTACCTTTTCTTATTCCCCCAAACATTCTGTCAAAATTTCTATATGGAGTCTTTAGGCCCATCTCACTCTTAGGATCATTGGCTCTTTCTTGTATTAAATCTTCAATGCCTCCAAAGAGATCTTCTGGCTCGTTTATCTTTGAGTAGGTTTGTATTTTTTCATTGTAAATTTCATCTGCACTGCCTATTATTGAGTCCGCGTCCTTATGACCGTTAGTTTTTACAAAAGTTTTTAGTTTGTCTGCTGTCTCGTCTATGTCCCTTCTTATTCTTATCTTGCAAAGCTCTTGGCAGGAATCTATAACTGCTGACTTTTTGATTTGAGTAAAGGATATATCCTCTATATAGTTAAATATATCTACTTCATTTTTAAAAGAAACGCCAAGATTCTTTATTTGATGGGCAAGCAGTGTTTTATCAAGCTTCTTGCCTGACGAAAGGATATCTTTGATAGTTGAGTAGATTATGTAGTGTTCTTTAGAAACAAAATCTGAAGCATCTATGAACCTGTCTACGTCAAAAAAGACATCTGGGTGCTTTATTAGGCCTCCTAGCACGTGCCTTTCTATCTTAAGGGATGAAATATTAGACATTCAGCCCTGATTGTAAGCCAAACTGAATAAAAAATCAAGAATAAAAATCATCTTCGTCCGTCCAGTCGTCTTCTCTGTATTCACTGTCGTCCTCGGGGGGCTCAGGTGGTGCCTCCCCGCATAGTTGGGCCTTTATTGTGCCAGCGTTTATCTCGTGTACTCCTTGGAGCCAATACTCTGACGCCTTTTGTAGGGCCATCATGTTGAGCTCATTATCGAATTGGGCATAATACCTAGGAGACCCTTGGTTATCAAAAGTAAAAAGCAAAAAGCCTCCATACGAAAACTCGTTTAGTTGGCGTAATAGCTTGGGCGGTATATCAAATCTTTCGAATTCCTCCATGTGTTTAATTACACTATAAATCCACTTTGAATTTTTTTTTAAAAAACTCTTTTGATAGAGACTCTGCTTCGTTATAGTCTATTTCTATTACGTTATAGTCGTTTTGCTCCAACCACTCTAACTTTTTAAAATCTCTATTGATGGATTTCAGGTAATTAACTCTGGAGTTTGCATGAAAAAACTTATTAAAGTTGCCATGTTGAGCGCCGTTTACCTCTATGGCAATCTTTTTTGTGGCGTTGAGGATATCTACTCTCATTCTACTGCCATAAACAGGGAATTCCTCGTAGACGATGCAGCTTTTCCAGTATCTTTTTAAAAACTGCTTAACCCCAAATTGAAGCTTTGATCTGCTTTTCCCGTCCCACTTTATTAAATACTTGTTAACGGCTCTGTTTTCGAGGCGTCCGTATATATTATAAAGCCTCACGAAAGTAGCTGGATCACTTGGGACTCCAGCTTCTTGAGGCGAGACACAAGCTCACCGTCTTTTGAGCATGATCGTTTTGTCATAGAGAAATTGCTTTGAATTCTCTCTCGCAGCATTGTAATCGCACCCTGCCTATTTGAGGCGATAGACAACTTACGACTGCGAGTCATCTTGACCTTCGTCTTCTTCTCTGCTTTTCGCTTTGAATGTTTTGTCTTCATTTCTTTTTCTCTAAAGTAAGTAAAGCCATCGCTGTCTTCGTGTCGTGCAAAATTAACTAGCCCACTTCCAAATCTTTCTTTCTTGCCTCTCATGTTAAGCCTGCATCTATAAAAAAAATGGTGGTTGGACTAATTGTTTACCAACACCTTTTCGGACCCCGAGAAACAATGTTTCAGGTCGACCTACTTCGGATTCAACCGCATTTCACTCTGCCACTTGGCCGTCCGCTACTCCGCAGTCGCTACGTTATCCCCTTGGGAGGGATCATTCCGTCACACCGCCTCACTCCGTCGAGAGAGGAAAATTTGTTAAGCGTTTAGTGATCCTTTAAAATACATACGACGTATTGAGATTATAAACTAAAGCGCTCGTACGCACTGAGAGTCTAAACTAAATCGCTCGTACGCACTGAGATTGTAAACTAAATCGCTCGCTCATCTTTTATTAGAATAACACAGTCTTAATTCCATGTCAAGCTAAAGTTTCTTTAAACATCTTGTAGAAATAATTAGTAGCTTCCGCATTCTCTTCTAGATAGTTAAAAAGACCATTTTTACCTTGGAACTTGTCTGGTATTTCAATCTTGTTGTCTTTTAATTGTTGAACTATTTCTTCTGATACTTTTATCCATGCTCCAGATTTAGTGACAAATCCGAATTGTAGCAGTAGGTCAACAATTTCTAGCTCCTTCCAGATGCTGGTCCCTCCTTTTCTACCTCGTTTGATAGGGTATGCGATAACGACATTTGTCTTTTCGTTGGGAGATTTTTTAACAGTGACTTTCGACCACTGTCCTAATATCTTGTTTGCTACTCTGTCCGGTGCTTTTTTGTCATCCTCGAGTATATAGTCTTTCTTGTAGCGAGCCTCGAACTCAAGAATCCAATTAGCAAAATGCAGTAGAGCATTCCCTCCTGTTGCAGAGGTTTGCCTAACAGGAGCTTTTGAGTATGGGTCTATCTGAATGTCTGCTCTCACCTGACTAACAAAAATAGCCATGTGCCCTCTTTTCGTGAGCGCAGTGGCTACTTTCTTCATGAAGACAGAACTAATAGTAGCGCCGCCAGCAACCTTGGTTGCATCGTCAAGAGCTTTTTCGCTATCGCTCTTAGTTTGCAGGCCGTCTACTGAGTCGAGTATGAAGAGATACTTTTTTCCTTCTTCGTTAAACTGAATTAGCATCTTCATCATATCAAAGACAGACTCATAAATGTTACTCTCGTAAATGAAACAAGTTCCGTCTTTCCAGCTCTCTGGGTCCCGTGTGTCCATAAAGGTCACGCCAGAGCGCTCCCTCATCTCTGGGCTAAGTCTACCTTCGCATTTGAAGTAAACCGCTCTAGAATTGGGCATCTTGAGGAAATGCCTTGCAATTTCCAAGGCTTCAGAAGTCTTGCCTCCTTCGTTGATGCCGCAAAAGCGGTGTAGGCCGGGGCCTAAGCCGCCTCCTGTTTCAATATCTAGAGTTAACGAACCGGTCGAAACTTTGTATTCGATAGTCTCTTCGTAGTTATAGTGATCTTCTTTATGTGTTTTGAGAAATGATGATAATTGCTCGGATGCAGTTAAAACATTATTTTCAATCGCTCTTTTCTTTTTTACTGCCATATCTTAAAAAATCAATTAAAGTCTTTGGTTTGTTTTCTATCTCTACTTTCTCTATGTCTGCCTTTTTATCTATTATAGCATGATCTTTTCTGAAGTCAAGCCTAGAAAGGTTCTTTTGCTTTGTTAAATATTTCTTAAATTTTTCAGTACGGAACT